CGCGATGGTCGACGACCCGGCAGGCGCCATCGCCGACGAGGACGCGACGTACATCGAGAGTTCGACCGCCGGGCACGTTACCCGACTCGCTCTTGCCAACTTGCCTGCCGACGTGACCGTGGTTGACGCTGTGCAGGTTACGACCCGCGCCCGCAAGGACGACGCCGGGGCGCGGACGTACCGATCGGGAATCCTCTCCGACGCTACGACGGCAAACGGCGAAACGATCGCGCCCAACACCGGGTACGAGAGCACCGCCAACCCGTTCGACCTCGACCCCGACGGTGACGTTGCCTGGACGGTCGCGGCCGTTAACGCGCTGGAGCTGCAGGTCGAAGTAGTAGCGTAGGTGCATGACCGTCGCGCGCGTTACCCAGGCGTATCTGGAGACGCTCGCCGTGGCGGATCCCACGCTGCGGGTCACCCAGGAGTACCTCGAGGCGTTAGGTGCCGGTCCGGCGCCGGCGTTTCGCGTAACGCAGACGTACCTCGAGGTTCTCGGAAGTCCGCCCGTGCCTGAGGTTCGAGTTTCCCGCGTCGCGCTCGCGACGCTCGTGGAGGCGACCAACGTCGACGCGCGCGTATCACGCGTCGCTCTCGCTGCGCTGGTCGAGGAGCTGGCGTTGCCCGACGCTCCCGTTCTTACCGTCGGAGCGACGACGGCGTCAACGGTTGACCTCTCGTGGACGAACGTCGCGGACGAGACAGGATACCGGATCGAAAGGAGTCTCGACGGCGTCGGAGGGTGGGTCGACCTCGGAGACGAGGCAGCCGACGCGACGACGTTTACGGACACCGGTCTTACCTGCGAGACCGAGTATTTCTATCGGGTGTTCGCCTTCAGCGCCGACGGCGATTCTCCCGCCTCGAACGTCGATTCCGGGACGACCCTCGAGTGCCCCGACGTGGCGGGCGCCAACCCGTACGAGTCGACGTACGTCGTCTGGTCAGGCGTGTGATACAATAGCGCGTGAAGGAGGTCAGATGAAGTCTAACAAGCTGGTCGTCACGCGCGACGACAAGGTCGTCAAGCGCGGCACCTTTCCCACCGGGACCGAGGCGCTCGATGCCGCCCGCGAGATGGCGGAGGAGGGGGACCTGATCGACGTCACCGTCGAGCTGGCCCGCGCTCTCCACACGACGCGGTTCAGGGCGATCTGGGAGCCGGCGCGCGAGCGCATGGCGTTCCGCAAGGTCACCGACTTTTGGACCAGGTCGTGACGGGGTGCAAGGCGTGGGTCGAGTTCTGCGACGTCGACCCCGAGACCTCGAAGCCCGTCGGCACGCCCGTCAGGCTTCTCTGCGCGGTCGAGTCTTCCGACGACCACTCGGGCAGGCACGAGTTCGTGCGGCGCGCGCTCTCCGACTCCGACCTCGTGCCGGGCACCGCGCGTGAGCGGGCCGAGCGGGTCACCTGGGGGAGAGCGTGACTGCGGCGCGGCCTGGATCGCCCACCTTGGAGACCTCGTCTGGCGACTCGGTCAGGGCCGGAGACGCGGTCGTGTTTCGCTGGTTGGAGGGGGAGCTGACGGGGGTGCTGGTGCAGCACCCGTACCCCGAGAGGGAGTACCTGCGGATCCGAACGCGCGGGTCGAACTTCAGCGTCCCGCGGGGGGACGTCCTCCGCCCCGCTCCCCCAGGTGAGCCCGTCGCGGCGAAACCCGACGTCATGGAGCTCATGTCTCGGTCGTCCCTCGGCGGCGCGGCGTGGTGCGACACCTGCCGCCACCCCGACCTCAACCACGACCCCGGCTGCATCTCCCAGGGTTGCGCCTGCACCGAGTTCCGGGCGATGACACCTCAGGACTGGCTCGCGTGGCGACGCTAGGAGACAGGGTCCGCGACGGGATCGCGTGGCTGATCATCGTCTACGCGCTGATCCTCGTGCTGGCCGCCCTCGACCTCGAGCCGCCGGGCCCGCTCAACGTCTGCCGTCCGCCCAGGTGCGTGGTGGTCACCCTCGCATGATACAATAGCCATGACGCGCGGGAAGTGCCCGCGGTCGAGGAGGTCAGAATGGAACAGGAAAACGTGGTCGCGGACATCGTCCGCGCGATCCGAGGCGGGGCGCTCGACGACGAGCTCAACCGCATCGGCGAGGAGATCAACGCGCGCTACAAGGCGCGGCGCATGGAGGCCGCCCGCGACCTGCGGGTCGGCATGAAGGTGCGGGTTCTCGACCTGCCGAACCTGAAGAACCGAGACATGGTCGGACGCTCGGGCGAGGTAGTTCGACGCAACCAGCAGACGGTCACCGTCAACTTCGACGGCGTGCTCTGGAAGATGCCGGCGACGATCCTCGTGGAGGCGGTGTGAAGGAGTTCCAGCAGACTAAGCTTTACAACGCGGAGAGCCTCTTCTGGAGGCTCGCTCACGAGGAGCGACCCGACCTCTACGAGCGGGTCGACTCCACCCAGTCGCGCGCGTGGTGTGACAAGGTGCACAGGTCGCTCGTCAAGGCGGGGTTTCCGGCGCGCCGCGCGGTCGAGATCGTCCACTCGCCCAACAAGCGGGGCGGCGGGTACGCCGTCTACAACGACGACAAGATCACGGTGTCGAGGCTGACGACGCGGTACATCCTCCTCCACGAGCAGTGCCACCTCGCCAACGACAACTACTGGGACATCCCCGGCCACGGGGTCGAGTTCGCGGCGGCGGTGGTCGCGGCCCTCGACGCGCTGGGGGTGGGTGACCACATGCGGACCGCGATGCGGGAGAAGAAGGTCGCGTGGGCGTACGGCCAGCGCGCGAAGGAGGTCACGGCGAAGGCCAAGTGGCTTCTGCGCGAGAACGGACCGGGCCGGCTCAAGGTCATGACCCGCCGCGACTCTCCCCTCGGCCAGCAGGCGCTTTACGGCAGGGCGACGCGCGGCCGCGAGGGGATCACCTTCGTCGGCTCGCCGCACCGGTCGATCGGCCACGGGCTGTCGGCGGCGATCCCGGAGTTCGTCCCCTACGACGACCTCGCTTACGTGGAGGCGTACTGATGACCCCGGAGGACTTCACCCCCGAACCCGACGAGTACGACGAGGGCCTCGTCCAGAAGATCGACGAGTTGGCCCAGCTCATTTCACAAAAGCCGATCGCGTCGGAGGACGTCCAGGGAGGCTCGGCCGAGTACTTTCTTGGCCAGCTCCTCGACGCGCTCGCGGAGTACGGCCTGCTGAGGCCGCTGAGGGAGATCGTCGCGGTGATCCCCGAGAACTGGCGAGAGGAGGACCTAGGATGACCCCCGGTGAGGCGCTCGACGCGCGACTTAGGCTTGCCGGCTGGGTCGTGGGACCGTACTGCCACTACCTGATCCGGCGCCTGTTCGAGAAGTCGGTTCCCCCGAGTACCGACCCGCCTAGCCGGGCGCTGGCGGTCCAGTCGTTCCTCCACGACCTGCTCGCGGGAGACACCCCGACCTACGTGGTCACCTCCGACATGGCCGACCTGGTACGGCACGCCAGCGAGCAGCTCGACTACGTGCCGACGGTACAGCCGTGGGAGGTTCCCTCGGGCACCGGCGTGATGTTCATGACGTGGCCGCTCGCCGACCTCGACGACGCTCCGCTGCGATCGGGGCTTTTCACGTGGTCCGACCGCTACCCCGTCGGCTCGCGCGAGGATCCGACGCAACAGGGGCCGGGCCTGACGATCGTTCACTGGGTGCACTCGAGGGAACTCGTGGAGAGATCCAACGTCAACCCGCTGTCGGGTGAGCTCGCGAGGTCATCCCCGTACCTGCCGATGGACGTCACCGGGTGGTCGTTCGGGAAGGAGGCGACTGAGATCGACGCGCCGGGCCCGGACGACGAGCTCGGCGCGGTGATCCACTACGGCACCGACACCGTCGTACCGAACGACCCGCGCGGGATCACTCACGTGCACAACCTCCGCAAGGTCCTCTACTCGATCTGGCACCTCTGCAACGAGAGGGTGGAACGGGAGGAGGTCGACCGCAAGGCCCGTCGCAGGTACGAGAGGGCCACTAGGAGACCCGCGCCTAAGATCTCCGTAGTCGACATCCGCCGACGGTCGAACCCGCACCCGACGGGCACCAGCGAGCATCGAGAGTGGACGCACCGGTGGATCGTGTCGGGGCATTGGCGCCGCCAGTGGTACCCGTCCGTCGAGGAGCACCGACCCATCTGGATCGAGCCGTACGTGAAGGGGCCGGAAGGCCTCCCGATCGAGAGCGGCCCCGCCAAGGTGAAGGTGGTGAAGCCGTGACGGCCCTCGACAGGACCGCGGTCCGGCGCGCTCTCCAGCCGCTGAGTCGGTGGAGTCACCAGTGTCACGCCGCCAGCGTCACGCTGGTGGAGTCGGGAGTCGTCGGCGACCTAGCCCGCGTAGCGCGCGGGACCTGCCGGGGAGTCGGCGGCCAGCACTCGTGGGTCGTGGTCGACGGGGACGTCTACGCGAAAAACGCGCGCATCGTGGACCCGACGCTCTGGTCGTACCGTCCCGACGTCAAGGGGATCTGGTACGGGTCGGCGCGGGACGGGTGGCACGTGCCGCACCAGGCCGGGTCGATCTGGAACTACGGGCGTCCCGACCCGAACCTAGTCGGCCCGCCGATCGAGCTTGCGGTCGACCCCGGCGACCAGGCGCGTGGCTTTCTCGAGCTTCTCGGCCCCCTCGACAGGCGAGGGTGGGGAGTGCTCCTCCGGTCTCCCATGGAGGGATGGCCGGCGGCGGAGATCGTCGACGCGGCCGACCGTACTCCGGCGCTCGCGGCCCTGGTGCCTATCGACGTGTTGCGGCACCTGACGGGGCACGAATGATTACCCGAACCAAGTTTGACAAGTGGTGGTCGTGGAAGGCCGTCGTGCCGCGGGGATTCCAGGAGCTTCGGGTCACGGGCAGGATCGAGCCGTTCCGCACCGACCGCTGGGTCTGCGAGGGGTTCACGGTCAAGGACTCCGACATGACGAGCCAGCTGGGCGGGTACTTCCACGGCGGCAGGTTCGCGCCCCCCGGCGACTACACGTGGCTGAAGCGGGTCCGCGACGGCAAGCCGCGGGAGACCGTGATGAGCGACACCCCGGACGAGCTTCACGACCACGCCGAGCCGATCTGGGAAGCGAGGCGGACCGACACGCGGCGGATCCTGATCAACGGACTCGGGCTGGGTTGCGTCCTGCGGGGCGTCCTCGCCTACCCGCACGTGGAACACGTGGACGTGGTCGAGATCGACGCGGAGCTGGTCGACCTGATGATCCGGCACGCCGACTGGGTGCGGGATCCACGGGTGGAGATCCACGTCGCCGACGCGTACGAGATGAGGTGGCCGGTCGGCACCCGCTGGGACTTCGCCTGGCACGACGTTTGGGACACGATCACCTCCGACAACAACTTCGCCCGCCTCCACCGGATGTACGGACGCCGCGTCGAGGCGCAGGCGTCGTGGGGGTTCGAGCTGGCGAAGCGGCGCTACTAGTCGACTTGACCCGCGGATGGAAATGTGATACAATAGCTATGCCGGCACCGTGCCGGCGAGGAGGTCAGAATGAGTAGGCGTGCCCCGACCCGGATCGTCTCCGAGACGATCAAGGACGCGGATCAGGACTACGAGCTGCGGCGCCACCGCAGCCTCGTGGAGGCCGACCGCGAGTTGGACAAGCGCACCGAGGTCTCGTGGACGGCGGTCGCCGACCCCGAGATCCGCTGCAGCCAGCGGTACGAGACGCGGGGGCTGCGGATCATGCACTGCTCCGAGACGGCCGCCTGGCTCAAGTGGCGGAAGTTTCCCCACAAGAAGAAGCCGGATCCGCTGGCGTACCTGTGCGACCAGCACGCCCGGCAGCGAGGACTGAAGGAGGTCAGCGAATGATGAACCTAGAACCAGGCCAGCGGGTCAAGCTGGTTCACACCGACGACGAGTGGACGCGGCTCCGGCCGGGGTCGCTGGGGACGGTAGTCGCCATCCGGCCCGACTACTCCAACCCGCGGGAGTTCGTCCTCGACGTGGATTGGGACGACGGCTCCAACCTGTCGCTCCTGTCCGCCGCCGGGGACCGGGTTGAGCCGGCGTGAGACGCCTACTCGAACTACTGCGGCGGGTCCTGTTTGAGCCGGCGACGACGCGGAGGATCCCGTGAGTCGCGACGCCCGGCACGACGTTCTCAACCTCCTCCGGCAGGACCGGATCTGGGTCGACAAGTCGGGGCGCACGTGGCCCGTGGAGCGCATGTCTCGGCGGCACCGGAGAAACCTCCTGCGGTGGCTGGAGCGGCACGCCGCGAGGCTGGCGTGGTCCTGGTCGGGCCGCTTCGTGACCGCCCCGGACGACGTCTGGGCGCAGGTTGAGCGCGACCTGACCCGGCCGCGGGAGTGGCTCGAGGAGTTCCCTCTAGTCGTCCGCCTCCGGCGGCTCCAGCGCCCGTTCGGTCGGACCCGAGAGGCGATTTTGCACACCGTGAGAGATATGATACAATAGCCATGCACGCCGGAGAGGCCGGCGGGCGAGGAGGTCAGAATGGCAAGCATCAAGTGTGGAAACTGCCGGGGAACCCACGGCAGCGTGGCCGACGTCAAGTCGTGCTACGGGGTAGTCACGGGCGGGACACGACGGGTCATGCGGGACGACATCCGCGACGGTTTGAAGGCCGACCGCGAGGACCGTGCTCGATACGCGGCACAGGTCGAGTTCGGCACCTCGGCTCCCAAGGCCAAGCTCCAGGACGGGTTCTACACCGTCGTCTTCGCGGACGACTCATACCGGACCCTCCGCGTACGGACCCAGGCGAAGGACGCGCGGTTCGCCCCCGGCGAGCAGGTCGTCGCCTTCCTCTCAGGCTCAGACAACGAGTCGGACTACCAGGGGTTCGCGTTCCTGAAGCCCAACGGCACGTTCAACGTGTGGAAGCGCTTCAAGGAGAATGATTCCCTGGCTCGCGCCCTCCAGGTCCTAGTCACGGTTCCCGAGGCCGCCGGCCAAGAGTACGCGCTCCGGTCAGGCCGGTGCCGCCGGTGCAACCGCACCCTGACGGTGCCCGCCTCGATCAACCGCGGGTTCGGGCCTGACTGCGCCGAGATGGTGGGGGTGGCGTGATGGCCACCCCTCTCCCCTGCGTCGTTTGCGGGGACCCGCAGACCGACCTCGAGTTCGTATCTACGGTCGTTCATACCCAGGTCTACGGGCCGGAAAAGCTGACCCTTCGCTTCGGGATCCCGTTCTGTGACCGACACTCCGGCAAGGACATCGAGCCGGGCCAGACCAGCACGATGGTGCTGTTGGAGGTGGAGTGATGATCCCCGACGTCGTCGAGAGGTCGAAGCTGGAGGTCGCCGCCGAGCTTCTCAAGGAGCTCGTCGCTGCGTGGCTGGCCGGGGACTCCCGGTCGGCCGAGGTCGACTGCCCGATCTCGATCGAGGGGTACGACTACGAGTACACCCTCGAGGGGGACGAACTAGCCGACCTCATGCTCTCCGCGATCAAGACGGACGACCAGCTCGACGTGACCGACCTGGAGGTGGAGTGATGGGCCGGGTCGAACTTGTCAACCACGTCGCGGAGATCCTCCGCGACGTGCCGAACCCGTTCGGCCGCGTTCCCTCGATCAACGAGTTGCGGCCAACCTGCCGAGGCTTCCTCGAGGGAACGGTGCCGGCCGGCTCTCTGACGGCCGTCCGGGAGACACAGGACATCCTCGAGAAACTTCGAGATTACTACCGGAAATATCCCACCTAAATTTGCACACCGTGCGAGAATATGATACAATAGCCATGCGCACCGAGGACGGACCGCGGGCGCGTAGGAGGTCAGAAATGCCACAGACAGTCACCAAGACGATCCCGGTTTCGCAGCTTCGCAGGGGCGACCTGCTCAACGGCAAGGCCGTGACGGAGATCAGCAACAAGACGCCGAAGGGAAACTACAGCGTCAACTACCGCGTCCTCGTGGACGGGTCGACCACCCCCAAGGGCTTCCGCGCCACGGACGAGGTCGAGGTCCAGCGGGTCGAGCTGACCGAGGCTGAGAAGGAGGCCCAGATGCGAACCTTCCGCAACGCGTCGATCCTCAAGAACATCGAGCAGGCCAAGGCTCAACTCGAGGCTCAGCGCGCGAAGCTGACCGGGTACTTCGACAAGAACTACGTGGTCGGATACTCCGAGCTGCAGGGCCTGGTCACCGCCCAGTGCGACGCCGACATCTACGCTCAGGTGGAGAACCTGATCGACGACGAGCACGACGCGGTCGCCGCCCAGGAGATCGTGATCGCGCAGCTGACCGAGCGCCTGATCCGCAACTACGATCGGGGCGGCTCTACCAACGAGATGTCGAACGCGATGGACGCGATCAAGCGTGAGCGCGCAAGCCACTTCCTGACGTGGGCCTCGCGATGAGAAAGAACGACATCAAGGTCGGAGGCGAGTACGCCCTGGTCGAGTACGACGGTGACTTCGGCAAGCGAGTGCGAGTTGACGAGGTAGGCGTCGAGCGTGAGGTCTACGACTCGCGCAGCTGGAGCCGCCGACCCACGAGCGTCGTCCGCGACGGCGTGCGAGTTACCTACCTGAGCGCCCTAGGCACGCCCCTCGATCTGGGGTGGCGGCCGGCGGTCGTCCAGAGTCGGAACATTACCCGCACGTGGGAGCAGCAGCTCGACTTGAACGACCGGAAGCGCGAGCGTAAGGTCTCCTTCGAGAAGGTCAACCAGCGCTACTACCAACTCGCCAGCAGGGTCCGCCAGGTACTAGGTAACTTGCCCGAGTTCGAGGTCGCCGTCGACGGAAGTCACCTAGACGGGTACGGCTGGGTCAACGACGGCATCAAGATCTCCGCCGACAACCTAGCCGAGTTGGTTCGGCTCGCCAAGTTGGGCAAGGAAGCCGAGAACCTAGAGAAAATAGGAGGTCAGAAGTGAGCACACACGGCTATATCATCGTTGAGGACGACTACGACAACAGGGCGTACGTCCGCATGCGCGGGGACGCGTACCCGGACCAGGTCGAGAGGGTGGTCACCCGCTTCCTCGACACGTACGCCGACGGCGACCTGTTCGGCTTGTCCGCGCAGGAGAAGGCCGATGCCCTGGTCTACGCGGTCGAGAGCGTTCGGGAACTGGAGTACCCGATGGAGTACAATCTGCTCCTACCCGACGGGTCCGGTGGCCGCAAAGTCAAGACTACCACGCTCGAGTACTCGGAGTGGCTCTCCGTCGAGACCGAACCGGTCGACGAGACCGAGGCTGAGGGAAACGGGTTCAAGCTCTTCACCCTGACGCCCCGGTACGAGCTCTTCAGCGGGCGGCGGCTCAGGGCCGAACGCACCGAGCGGAAGCCGAGCTTTCGCAGGTGAAGGACTGGCGGACCGAGGCCGCCTGCGTCGGGATGCCGAGTGACCTGTTCTTCCCGCGGGATGGGGTGGGTCGCGGCCTCGAGGCGAAGCTCATCTGCGCTGGCTGCCCAGTGACGGAGGAGTGCATGGAGTTCGCGTTCGCGGCGCGGGTCGACCTAGGAATCTGGGGAGGCCTGAACCGGAACGAGCTGGTGCGCGAGCGCCGTCGTCGCGCGCGCACCGTGGCGGAAATGTGATACAATAGCGATGACGGTTTGGGCACGCCGGGGAGGTACCCCGGGTGCGACCGGAGGAGGTCAAGACATGAGTGAGGTAACGGCAATCGCCGCGACGAGACCCAATCCGTGGGAAACGGTGGGCACGTCCGTCGAGGGAGCGATGACGGCGCAGGAAGCGCTGCGGCGGGGAGGACTCGACTGGACGGTCGAGAAGCGACCGCTGAAGGTCGACTGGGGCCACGCGGCTCGACCGCAGTACACGAAGGTGCCCGACCGGGTAGCGCTGGTCCGGCCCGACACGAAGGAGGCACTCGGCTTCGTCAGCCCGACGTACCAGGCGTGGCCCAACGCGCAGTGCTTCGAGTTCTTCGACAACCTCGTCGACTCGAACGAGGCCAAGTACCACGCGTCCGGCGAGTTTCGCGGCGGCCGGTGGGTGTGGATCACGGCGCGGGTAGCGCAGCTCGACGTGAACGTCGGCGGCGTCGACCCCCACCAGACGTACATGCACCTGACGACGTCCCACGACGGCAGCAGGGCCATCACGGTCTCGCTGTCGAAGATCCGCATCATGTGCGAGAACACGTTCAACATGGCCGTCGCGGGCGCGCTGCAGAAGTGGTCCGTCCGGCACATCGAGACCGCGAAGGCGCGACTCGAGGAGGCGCGGCAGGCGCTCAAGCTGACGTTCAAGTACGCGGACGCGTTCGAGAAGGAGGCCGAGGCTCTCCTCAGCGTCGCGATGACGGAGAAGGAGTTCGAGGAGTTCGCGAACGAGCTACTCCCCGACCGGCCCCGCAAGGCGTCGACCGTCGAGCTTCTGACCCGGACGTTCGCCGAGTCTTCGACGCTCGAGAACGTGCGCGGGACTCGGTGGGCGGCGCTGAACGCGGTCAGCGAATACACCGACTGGCTACGCGAGCCGCGGTCTCCTGAGGCTCAGCTGACGGCGATCTGGGACGGAGTCGCGTACCGCACGAAGGCGAAGGCGCTCTCGCTGCTGAAGGCGGCGTGAGGTTTGGTGGTCCCGGCAACCGACTGGGTTAAATGAGTAGTGAGGGCGAGGCGGTAGTTACGTAGTAGCCGTTGGCCCAACAGTCAAAGCTCCACCAAAGTGAACTGCCCGGTAGTCTGACCGCCGGGCAGTTCGCCTATTCGAGGCTACCCCGTGTTACCATCGTAGACGAAACCGGCCGACAAGGCTCGTGGGAGCCAGGGCGTTTGGAGTTTGGGCTGACCTCCTCCTCCAGGTGTCCTGGCTTCTTTAGCGCCTGGGTTATGATTCACGACCGATGCCGCGCAACGCTATGAAAGTAGGTGGGGAGGTCATGCCGAAGACCCTCCCGTTCGGCACGATCATCGCGTCGTCCTGGGACAAGGACTACATCGAGGCCGTGACGGCCGTCGAGGCGAAGGTAGGCCGCGCGATCTGCGGCGGCAAGAAGCGCGCGCCCGATGAGTTCACCACGCAGCTTGGCTTCGGCCACCTCAAGGGAGTCTGCCGCCAGCGTCCCGGCGCGGGAACCGACCATCCCGGCGAGGGGAGGTGTCGCAAGCATGCCGGCATGCAGGGTAAGAACCTCCTCCGCACCGGTAACACGTCACTCCTTCGGCACCGGCGCGTGGCCGAACGCTTTCGCGAGTACCTCGACAGCTACGAGTTCATGAACATCTCGAGTGCCGTCGCCGCCGCGTGGGCCGTGGTCGACGACGCGCTCGGGGACGAACCTGACCCGGCGCAGCTTGACATGGATCAGATGACGGACGTCGTCAACGCGCTGCACAAGATCTCCGCCATGGTGAAGCAGCATCACGACATGACCGAAGGTCAGAAGCTGGTGATCGAGGTGCCGCAGTTCATGGAGTGGTCGGAGGCTCTCTTCACGATCGCGATTCGCTACATTCAGAACGCCGGAGGTGACATCCCTGGTTTCCTCACAGAAGCCCAAGCCTACTTCACCAACACCGTCGACACCTACACAGGAATCAGCTCTCCAGCGCTCGGTGCTGGCTACGATCTCGAAGCTCCGGACGTTTTACGACCCGGAGAGTAGATCCGACGTAGTTCGGCGGGCGCTCGTCGACCCGATCTTTTTCGGGGAGACGTACGTGCGTCCCCACGACGTGCGGTGGACGACCGACACTCGAGAGTTTCAGCGGGACATGGTCTACCACGTCCTCAAGGGGAGCCGGTTCGACCCCGAGATCCTCAAGGAGGTACCGCGTCCCGAGGACGCCCAGGAGTTCGCCCGCACGTCGTACTCGGCGCTGCTTGTCCCGATCGAGCACACGAAGACGACGTGGCTCTCGGTCGTGCTCCCGCTGTGGATCACCCTCGTCGATCAGGAGGCGAAGGGAGCGTTGATCGGCAACCGCGCGGAGGACGCGCAGAAGCCGCTGTCGGTGATCCGCTGGCACCTCGAGCACAACCAGCGCCTTCGTGCCGACTTTCCCGAGCTGCGCCCCGACTACCGCGCCGGAGTGTCTGAAACCCGCATCTTCGTTCAGCGGCGCGACCGCACGAAGGACCCGACGATTCAGACGACGGGGATCACCGGCACGATCCAGGGGGCCCGCCTCGACTACGCGTTCGGCGACGACGTGCAGGACCGACGCCGCGCGCTCTCCGAGATCATGAACCAAGCCGACCAGGAAAACTGGCAGGAGATCATCGAGAACCGAGTCGTCGACGGGGGCATCTGCTCCACGTACGGCACGCTGCAGACGAAGCGGGACCTGACCAACACGATGGCGACCCGACCCGGCTACCGGCACATGCACCTAAGCGCGTACGACAGGGACGGACGGTACGGGGAGCCGGGGGAGCCGCTGATGATGACGCGGGAACGCCTCAAGCTCGCGCGGGAGCGGCAGGGAGAGCGCCGGTTCGCGCGCAAGTACCTGAACGAGTCTAAGGACGAGGGTGGGAAGCAGCTGAAGGCGGAGTGGCTCAAGTTCGTGGAGTGGAGCGACGTCAACTTCGACGGGGCCGGCTACTTCGCGGGAGCCGACCCCGCCACCGGCGAGGCCGAGGGGCCGTCTCCCGACGAGTACTCGATCACGTACGGCATCAAGGAGAAGTCGGGAAGGGTCGTCGTGCTCGGGATCGTGGCCAACCAGAAGTGGGGGATCTACGAGGGCACCATGGAGCTGGCTAAGCTGCACAAGAAGTACCAGCTTCGCAAGGTCGCGGTCGAGTCGGTCGCCTTCCAGGTGGCGCAGAAGCAGATGCTCTGGCGGGAGACGAGCGTCCCCGCGTACAAGGCTCCAACCCCGAAGACCTCGAAGGAGACCCGGTTCGAGTCGATGGGCGCGCTGTTCGACATCGGGCGCGTCGTCGTGTACTCGCGGGGGGAGGGAATCTACGGCGACGACGAGACCGAAAACTTCTACGACCAGTGGATCGACTTTCCCGAAGGTCGGCACGACGACCGACTCGACTCGACCGAGTTGTTCCTGCAGGCGGCGCTCGGCTCAGCCCTCGCGCAGGAGCCCGTCGACGAGGAAACGAGGCAGCTACTAGCTAACGCGAAGCTGGTGGGTTAGGATTTCCCGCGGTGACGAAGTGAGCTGGCCTTGGTAAACTGGCCCTGGTCGACCTCCAAGGGCGTGATCGACTCGGCTCTTCGGGTGCCGGGAGAGACCCCCGGACCACTCGACACCCAGCGGTCGCTAGGGGAGTATCACCTCGTCACGACTAAGGTCGACGTCAAGCTGGCGCGCTCCCTCTACGACAACACCGAGACGCGCTACAAGCTCGGCGCCGGGTTCGCCCGACCCGCGATCAACATCCCCGTCGGGTTCATGGGCGTCCCCCGCTTCAAGGCGGCCTCCCCGGACGCTCAGCGGAGGCTAGACGAACTCGCTCCGACCTGGTCAGGTGATATCCTGCGGGCCCACCGCGCTCTTCTGAGGGACGGTGAGATCCTCCTCAGGCTCAGGCCAGGTGGGCGCAGCCCCGCGTACGCGGCGCTCTACTCGGGTAACTTGCCGACGGTCGAGGTCGGCTACAACACGGCCGGCACGTTCGACCTCGAGTTCCTGGAGGAGGACGCCGGCGCGCTGAAAGGCGTCAAGGTCACCCACCTGACCCTCGTGCGCGAGGGCGACCGCATGGTGGAGAAGAAGATCTACGAGCAGATCTACCCCGACCGTGTCGTGATCGAGTGGGAGAACAACTATCGGCCTAAGCGGACGGCCTTCAACGGACTCGGCTTCGTCCCGGCGATCGCGCTGCGAAACGACAACGAGGATCACGAGCTCCACGGTAAGAGCGAGCTGGAACCACTCGAACCCTACATGCGCTTCTACAACGACGTCATGCTCCACGCCGGCTCGGCGTCGCAGCTCCACTCCACGGCGAAGCTCGTCATCCGCGCGAAGAACGTGAGCAACTTCATCAAGAACAACTTCACCGACGCCGAGATCGCCGAAAAGACGTTGAAGTTCAAGGGTAAGGACGTCCTCTTCTTCGAGACGGGGCTACCCGACCCGACGCAGACGGGTTCGGTTCCGCAGGAGGGTGCCGACATCGTGCAGGCGCAGGTTCCCCTCGGCGACACCAACACCCTCCTCGAGTACATCTTCCTCAACATCGTCGACGTCTCCGAGGTCCCGGAGTGGGCGTTCGGCGGCGCGATCGCGTCGTCGAAGGCGTCCGTGTCCGAGCAGTCGGCTCCGCTGGTGCACAAGGTCAAGCGAAAGCAAACCGCGGTGGAGAACACGTGGGCCCTCGCGGCTCAGATGGGACTGGCGATCGTTAACCAGAGGAGCTCCGTCAAGGCGTCGTGGGACGAACTCGCGCACAAGGACAGCAAGAGCGAGGCGGAGGCGATCAAGACCCTGACCGACGCCCTCACCGCCCTAGTTGACGCGAAGATCGTGTCCATCGAGACGGCGGTCGCGACGCTGAGACCCTATCTCCCTCACCTTCTCGAGTATATAGTTGAGCGCGACGGTGACGAAAAGGACGACGAGAAGTCTCGGATCGAGTCCGAGCAGGCCGAGAGAAGTACGGCTGAGGCCGACATCCTCAACAGGCTACTGAACGGAGACGACGGTGACAACGAAGACGATAGAGCAACGGGTCTCGCAGCTGTCGGGTGAGTTCGTCGCGGCTCCGGCCACCGACGTTCCCTTCGCCCCCGGCTTCAACCTCGAGGCGCTGAAGGCCGTCGACCCCGATCCGTGGTTCGCCACCGTGAAGGTCAAGCCAGGTCGCGGCAACGGCGGGAAGGGTCCCAACTACGGGGCCGACGTCATGCGCTCACTCGAGAAGCAGATCAACGAGAAGCGTCCTCCCGGCTACCGCGGCCACCAGGATCCCGACAAGATCGAGTACGAGTGGCGCGAGCCCGTTACCGCGTGGGTCGGAGCCCACTACAACGAGGCGGAGCAGATCCTCTACGTCAAGGGCTACGTGCCTCCAACCGCCCCCGAGCTGCGGCAGCAGCTCGCGTTGGCGGCGTCGGGCGCGGACGTCGTGAACTCCGTCTCCGTCTGGGGGATGCGGAGCGTCAAGGACGACGAGGTGGTTTCCTACGACCTCTGGTCACTGGACTGGACGCCCAAGGGGCGCGCCGGCATGGTGACGGAGTTGGTAGGAGTTAGCGGAGAGCAAAGACAGGAGGAAGAGTTGGATCGCAACGAGGTAATCGCGTCGCTAAAGGTCGACGAGCTGCCGGAAGCGTTGCTCGCTCAGGCTAAGGCGCCGGTACAGACCGAGCTCGATCGTCACGTAGACGCGATGGCTCGGCTGCGCGCGGCCCTCAGCATCGGCGAGGACGCCGAGTTGGACATGGTCGTGGCCAAGGTTTCCGAACTCGTGGTCTCGGACGAGACCGAGGAGCTCGAGGAAAGGATCACAGAGAAGGTGGCCGCCGCCATCTCGGGTGAACTGATGAAGGCTGCCGTCACGGAGCGGCTCGTATCCCGGCTCAAGCCGGGAGCCACCGACGAGGAGATCGCCGGCGAGATCGAGTCCGCGAAGGAGCTGCCCCACATCAGCGTTCTAGGAGGTCAGTCCGTACCGACGGTGATCGGTACGGGTGCAGCCAAGCCTGGCAGCGAGCAGCGCCAGGGAACAACCTGGTCCGACTGAGAGGTGATGCATGGGCCATAAGGTAAGTGACGGCAAGTCTGTTGTCGTAACCTCCCCAGTCGGAGGTACGGTAAAGGACACGCCGTACGTGATCTCGAACTACTTCGGGTTCGCGGACGCCGATTCCGACGCGGGCGAGTCAGTCTCGCTCAGCATCGGTCAGGAGGAACGAGAGGTAACCCTTCCCGCCAAGGTGGGCGGCTGGGCGATCGGAGACCCCGTCTACGTCGTCAACGCCACGAGCGCGTTGACGGAAACGGCGACGGCGAACCGGTTCGTCGGCCGGGTCACCCGCGCGGTCGCCGCCGCCGGCGGCGTCGGGTGGATGCTCGTTGCGCCGCAGGCGTTCGCAGATCCGCTAGTGGGCGCGTAAGGAAAGGAGGAGCTACACAATGGTGCAAGTCATCAGCAAGGAAAACATCCTCGCGCAGCGCCGGGTACAGCGCCTTTCCGCGCCCAACGGCAAGCACGTAAGTCGGTACTCGCTCGGGGGCGAGGTCAAGACGATGGAGATTCCCTTCGGTCCGTCCGGAGAGATGAAGCGTCTCGTGTTGACCAAGCCCATCGGAGAGTTTATCGGCTCCAGCGACATGATCGAGGAGCTCGCCCAGAAGGTGACCGTCGACATCGAGCTGGGCCGGGACGCGGACATTCCGCTCCTGTACGGCTCGCTGTACGCGACGACCGTCAACGCCAACTTCCCGCGTCTCCTCGACGCGACGCAGATCATCTACGGCAACGTGGTGTTCCTGCAGCACGTCGAGGGTCAGGAAGTTCGGTTCGGCACGGTCGCCGCCGAGCAGGGCGTCACCGTTCCGATCCTGACCTACACGGCAGGGTTCGAGTGGGACGAGGACGTGGAGGTCTACGACGAGGGTTGGCGGATCGACATCGCCAACGAGGCGATCGGGCGCGCGTACAACGCGCTGCTCAACCACCTCCACCTCTCGCCGATCATCTCGTACAACTACGCGGCCATCGGCAACCAGACGGCCGCGCAGACCCCGACGGGGAACGAGGTCGAGGACATCCGCGCCACGCTCCGGCAGGCGCTGATCGACGCCGCGCAGAACACCGACGCCCTCGGGCGACGGAAGGCCATCAGGCCGACCGCGGTGCTCTGCTCAAGCGCCGACGCGATCAAGATCGCGGACGCGCTCTCCCTCGGTAACCGTCCCTCGATCGGAACGGTAGCCGGCGGCGGCGACATCGACGCCCTCCTGGGTCGGGTTCCCGACACGACGGGGTTCTCGGTCAACTCGATCACCTCGATCATCGTCTACGACGGTGAGACTCTCGAGATGGGCGGGTTGGAGTTCGACTACCCAGGCTGCGCGGACGGCGAGGTCTACCTCGTTCAGCCGCGGCGGAACCTCTTCGAGTTCGTGAAGCACGACCTTCGGGTCGACGTGGATCGGCCGTACGACCTGAGCCGTTTGATCGCCGCTCAGATGGTGGCACGCGCTCGGCGCGGTCTCCTGATGAGCCCCGACCTGTCGGTGTGGGAGGTGACGCTGCCATGACGCAGCTGAGGAAGAGCGTACATCAGTGGTTGACGGGAGCCAACGTCCCGACCAACTACCCCGAACTCGGTCTAGTCGGCGACAAGGGTGAGACCCCGTCGACCGGCGAGGCCATGGCGGAGGCGCCCGCAAAGAGCGCCGCGAAGGCTGACTGGGTCGACTACCGGAAGTCGCAAGGCTACACGGACGAGGACCTGAAGGGCCTGACGAAGGACGAACTCATCGACCTCCCCGACGAGGTCGAGGCGGGTGACGACTCAGACACAGAGTCGTAGGCGACAGGCGCGGAGGTAGGACGTGACCGAACTTGAACGGTTGCGCTTCTACCTCCGCGACCCCGCCGGAGCTAGCCAGTTCTTCTCCGACGACGAACTCGACGAGCTACTCGAGTACACCGAGTCGTTCGAGGAGGCGATAGGCCTCGGTTGGTTGGTACGCGCGGCCGCCGGTGCGACGGGTGGCAGCAGCGGTGCCGCGGGAGCTGTGACGTCTCGCACCATCGGCAAACTTACGGAGTCGTACTCCACGTCCTCCAGCACGTCCCCCTCGACGAGTGCGTTGGCGATGGCCAACTACTGGTTCGGTCTCGCCGGCAAGTCCGTCGGACGCTGGTGGTCCCTCGAGCCGAGCGACTCCTTCATCGGCGAGTTGCACACCAAGATCAAGGCGCTCGCGCTAGACGGCTATTACGACCTGAGTCGGCTTCTCGTACTACCGTAACGAGACATGGCCGTCATCCCCTGGAGGGCGCCAGGTCCCGACGACCCGGACCTAGCGTTTTTGCTCGTGCAGGTGCACAAGGCGCAGGAGACTCTCGACCGCGCGGTCTCCGAGGCGCAGGCGCTTCCCGAGACGGACCCGTCTCGCCTTAGCCGACTGCAACGCTACACGGCCCTGCAGCGTGAGGTCGAGCGCGCGTACTCTGAGGCGACGCGCTTAGCCCGCGGTTGGGCGACTACGAACGTGTCGAGGCTCTACGCGCAAGGTCACATCGCGGCCGCTATGCAGCTTCGCACCGCGGCGAACTTCACGTTAGCTCACAAGGACGCGATCGCCGAGGTGGTGCGCGACGCGTACGCCGACGTGGCGACGGGACTGCAGCAGGTTCCCCAGCAGTTTCGACTCAAGGTCGCGGCGCAGCGCCAACTCGAGCGCCTGACGGACGATCGCCGGGGACTCATTCAGGTCGCCGGCCGGGAGCTGGTGGCGCAGCAGCTGCTTCTCGGGGAGCTGTCCCCGGCCGACGCCGCGCGTAGGTTGCGCGACGAACTCTGGAAGAACGGAGTGCAGATCATCGACAGGTCGGGACGCTTCTGGGACGCCGAGGCGTACTCGCGGATGCTGATCCGCACCAAGAGCGCGAACGCGTTCAACGTCGGAACGCTTAACAAGTCGCGGCAGGAGGGGGTAAGTCGGGTGCTGGTGTTCGACGGTACCCAGGACTCCGACTGCGCGAGGGCGAACGGGCAGATCTGGACCCTCGACTACGCGTACTCCCACGTCATCTCCCACCCGAACTGCCGCCGCGCGTTCGCGCCGCAGCCGGGGCGTGGAGCGCTCCACCGCGCGTCACTCGAGGAGATTGCCCGGTTCGGGGCGCTGACCTTCACCGACGAGCTGGTGCTGGCCACCGCGGTTAGGGCGATCCGGCGTTGGAACGCGGTGGGTAAGATCGAACTCATCCCGCCGCCGATCCGTGCGGGACTCGACAGCTACGAGGCGACAGCGGCGCTGGTCGGCAGCGTCGAGTGGCTGGAGACGTGGCTGACCTCGCAGTTCATGCCGCTCGTCGAGAAGGCCGGTGAGGTGCTGGCGCCGGGGATCCCCGCCCGGATGAAGAACGCGGCGATCGCGGGGATCGAGAGACGTGCCCTGCCGGTGCGGCAGGCGATCGACGACGTGCTTGGCGTGCGGGTCGCCCACGCCCACGTGTCGCTCGTACCCGACGAGAGCGTTCCCTTGCAGGCGTTCGCGGACGAGGTTCGGGAAGCGACGCGTACCCTGAGAGGAAGGGACGTCAACACTCTAATTGACAAGGCGTTCGGGATCGACGACTGGGTTGACGAGTTCATCGCTAGGTATCGCTTGGGGGAAATTTCACTTGGTGATCTCGTAGATGAGATGAAGAAAACTGGAGATCCCACGTTGTTTGGGATCGGCACCGCGATCGACAACGAGCCGATCTTCGACGCGCTCGATGTGATCGACATCGCGACCCAGTTTTTCGGCAATAGGTTTACGACTACCCTCGGCGGGGGAGTCAACGGCTCGATCGCGGTCATCGACAACCGGTGGATCCTGAAGGGTATCAACGGCGAGGTGCAGGAGATCTACCCCGTATACGTCAACGAGGAATGGGGTACCTTCTTCGCGCGGCTTCTCGGGTTGCCGCGCCCCGACACCGAGCTCGTTCGGGTACTCGAAAACGGGGAGATGGGGATCATCGCGCAGACGTACCTCGACGGGTGGAAGCCGCTTGGTTACTACACCGCTAACGATACGCGATCGACCGGGAACGTGTTGGACGACCTCTTCGGCGACGGCGACATCCGCGGTCTCGACCAGGCACGCCGACTTCAGATCCTCAACCTGATCTACGACAACAACGACTCCCACGAGCACAATTGGCTCGTGCAGCCGGGGCGCACGATCGAGGAGATGAACGATATTCCCCGAGGCAGACGGAGCCTCTCGGGGGTGTCGGCAATGCCGATCGACCTCGAGCGGACGTTCGGCTCGTGGACCCTGCGAGGTGGGCGCCAGGGAGCGCCGGCGATGAGCCTCGCCGAGGACGCGCGGTTCGAGGCGATCCAGCGCGAGCTATTCGAACTCGCAAACCTAGATCGACAGCGAAGCCTAATCGGCGGGCCGGAGTTCGAGCTGATCTTGGGACCGAACCTGTCGCCAGCCGAGTACATAGAAATCGCCACCGTGGAGCTCACCGACGACGAGATCCTATTCATCTACAAGCTGCTCGAGGGGGGGTACGACGACGACCTGAGGAGGATCGCGTGGCGACCTTCGCGCGACGCGGAAAATTTCGAGCGTATCATGGACCACCTCGGAGGACCGGAGGAGTTCGAGCAGCTGCTCGAGTTTCAGATCGAGCGGATCAAGGATCGGATCCGCCGCGCGCTCGCGGTCGGTTACCTCGACGACGGCACGCGAAGTCTCACCTTCACTCCGCCGCCACACCCACGTACCGGAGCGCACTTTCCCGTGGAGATATCGGTAGGTGACGTCGTGGAGATCGAGCTTCGCGCCCCGTACAGCAACCCGCTGCAGGTGCGCAACTACGTCGGTAGGCGAAACATCGCAAATCTCGAAAATCTCCCCCAGATTGACGAGTTTATCCAGGGTGAGGTCTGGCACATGTGGCGGGATCCCCGCGGCACGAAGTGGGTCGCGATCGCGCACATGATCAACAACCCCGACGACGACGTCAGACGCGGGTTCGTGGTGATCCGCGAGGAGGACATGGTGTCGCTCGATCTCGTGGAGTGAGGCCATGTGTGATACAATAGCTAGGTGAAAGTTCTCGCGTCACTTCGACGCCCCCTCGATCCCCAGCTGCTGGAGCTTCGGTACTTCAAGACGCTGTCACTCGTGGCCGGCAAGTCTCCTCCCGTGCTGACCGACGGCCACAACGCCGTGTACGTCGGCGTCGACTGGACCGTTGCCGACGCCAAGGCGTTTGCGGCCATCAGGCACAACATGCCCGAACCCGCGGTGTATGATTGGGACGATGCCACTATTGCAGCTGTCCTGGCTCGATCGGAGGGCGACGCACCAGCGTCTACCGAGCTCGACCACGAGCGACGGGTACGGTGACGAGTCCGCGGACTACGACGACCTCGCGAGTGACGTCCCGATCCGGATCGAGCAGCCCGAGGTAGACCCCGCCGACGCGGTTCCCGGAGACGTCGTCAGGTGGACGGGTTGGATCCTCGGCACCGCGGCCGAACCTAAGCATACCGACAGGTTCGTCATCGTGGGTGGCCCGACCGTGTACGTCGACAAGGTCGAGGACCTGACCGACTTCGACGGTAACCTCGACCACTGGCAGATGGCGATGCACGAGATCGACCGGAGGACCAGCTGATGCCGGACCCGCAACTTTCGATCCAGCTGACGAGTCTCGACCTGCGCAAGCTCACCCGCTCGGGTGAGGTGCGGGACGCACTCGAGAAGGCGTGTCAGATCACCGAGAGGGCCGCGAAGGACCACGCCCCGGTAGACACCGGTAACCTCAGACGCTCGATCTACCACGAGGTAAGCCTCGAGCTGCAGTGGGTCGGGCGCGTGGGAACGAACGTGAAGTACGGGTTGTTCCAGGAACTCGGCACGATCCACCACCCGGCTCATCCGTTCCTACGTCCCGCGCTCAACGAGTTGCGCGCGCGCCTCAGCTCGGGTCGACTCTAGTGCCGGGCATCGTCATCCCGTCGGCGTCGGTCGCGTGGGTCGCGTGGGCGAAGGCAAACGCTCCGATCACCGCGCAGGTAGGCAGCCGGGTTTTCTCCACGAAGCCCACCAACATTACCTTTCCGTTCGTCACGGTAGGACGCATTACCGGAGTGCCCCAGATCCGCGAGGCGCCGATCGACTTCGCGCGCCTGCAACTCAACGTCTGGGGCGGAACTAAGGACAACGGCTTACCCAACTGGGTGCTGGCGGACGAGCCGGCCCGGGTGATCGAAGCCGAGATCAGAGCATTTGCGGGCGCTAGCATCGGCGACGCGTACATCAGCGAGATGGCGCCGTTCGAGGGGATGCAGCAGCTCGAAAATCCCGACACTCGGGACGCGCGCTTCTGGATGGATGCGCTCGTAGTAGTGAGGAGGGCCGATGGCCAGTAGCAAGAAGTACGCGCAGATCAACCCGAGGCTTCGGTTGCTCAAGAAGCACACCCTCGCCGACGGCAAGACGGTGATAACTCAGGATCCGAGTGAGGTCACCGCGACGCAGCTGAAGGAGGTGTTAGAGTACCAGGTCAACGGGCAGCCCGTGGCCGTCGAAGTCTCAGCCGAGGACGCCAAGGCGTTCATCGAGTCGAGAGGTGGAGAGGTCACCGCCGATAACGCGGAGGGTGAAGCCTAAGGACGCCTACCTAGAAGGGATAACCTATGGCAAAGACCACGGGCGAAGTGCTGCTTGGTCCCGGCACTATGTACACCGCCCCCGAGGGTGAGGCGTTTCCCGCCGACCCCACCACCGCGGTAGCCGGCAACTGGGAAGACATCGGCTACTCCGAGGACGGGTGGAACATCGTCGCCGACCTGACGTACGAGTTCTTCACCCCCGCCGAGGAAGTCGACCCGATCGCGACCCTAAAGGCCGGCCAGGAGATGCACGTCCGCGGGGTGGCGGTGCAGTTCTCACTCGAGAACCTGCAGCTCGCTCTGGGCGGCGGCACGATCGCAACGGCCGTCGGTCCCCCGTCGACCAAGACGTACACGGCTCCGTCGACGACCGACTACGACACGTTCGCGGTGCTCTTCCGCACGAAGGCTCCCGAGCTTGCGGTAGGCGTCGACAACTTTCGCGACGTCAAGGTCCCGAAGGTCGTGTCCGCGTCGTCGATCGACATACCCCACACCAAGGGCGCCAACCCGTCCGCGATCGCACTCGACTTCAGGGCGCTGAAGCGCACGGGCGACGACCTCTTTGAGGTCACCGAAACCACGTTGGTGGCGTAGTGAACGTGAAGGACTACGACCAGGCCGTTGAGGAGGTAGACGACAAGTACTACGAGTTCCTCTTCGGCGGGGAGAAGTTCTCGGTACGCCTCAACCTCAACGGAGGCATGGTCCTCTCGTGGATGGAGGGAGCTACGTCCAACCGCTCGATGGTGGACCTGCTCAAGATGATCTTCGGGGACGAGGACTACAAGCGTCTTAAGGATACGAGACGCCCGTGGTCCCAGTACGCGATGCTCATCAACGACATCTTCGAGCAGCTGGGCGGCCCGGGAAACCCGCAACCCAGTCCCTCCTGAGGTTCCTCACCAGGTACCGAGGCATCCTCGGTACCTGGGCTGAGGTTGAAGCCTACTTCGCGGCCGAATATGGGTTGGAGGTAAAGCAGGTGCTGGGTATGAGTTGGCGGCGCTTTCGCGTGCTCCTAGCGCGCGGGTTCGTCATCGACCCGCAGCACCCGCTTACGGAAGCTCCGCAGATGCCGGGGATCACCCCCTCGGTGGAGAACGGCTTCAAGTCGATGGATCCTCGCTACGCCAAGTATGGTGGATTCGACTGGAACGCCGCCTTGGATAAGGCCGTCGGG